CGGTACTGGCTCGTTTCAGTTGGTCAGCATTCTTACGCATTTCAAATTCTTTGACAAGGTAAGAAACTACTTTATTTGATTCACGGCGCAGTTGTAAATATTCTTCAGTTTTTACTGAACAAAATTCATCTTCTTTGTATCGTTTCCATAATGGTTTGTAATCATAGACCACTTTATCAATTTCCATTTTTGGGATATTAACGTAAATGTAATCTTCACCAAATTCAAACAATTTGCTTTCATTCTCACGGAATGCTTCATCAGTAAATGAACGAATTTCTGGATCACTTTTTGAATCTCTGAGGTTATCATCATCAATATCATAATCACCTAAACCATCATCATCTTCATTGTCTGAATCTTCTGTTTCACCATCATCACCAGATAAATCAAAGTCATGAGAATTGCCATCTGAATCTATGGATTCATTGGTGTAATCATCTTCATCCTCATCTTCACCATCTTCAATTGCTTTTAGTTTGTCTTTGGCTTTTTGTTTTTCTAATTGTTCTTCCATGTATTCAATGATACGTTTAGAAGCTTCAATCACATCATCATACGTTTCAGAAACTTCAACATCATGTAAGATATCACGTTCAACATCATTAAATTTGATGCCCAAAGATACGCCACCTTTTGTATAGAGGTTTATACGGTCTAAGAAATTTAATAGATTTAAGTTTTTGCCTTTAGTGCCAAAGAAATCTTTTTCAACCAATTCCTGATAAGCTTTAAGGAAAGGCAATCGTAAACCAGGATATTTGTTTTTGATTTTTCGTTCAATGCGGCAATCTTCAACCACATTGGTAACATTCATGTTAATTTTTTGTGCTCTCGCTTTTAACATTCCATCCATTGGAGTGTAAAGAGCATGGCCAACTTCATGACCTGTAAAAAGGTCATACAGTTCATTAGAAAGGTTTTTATCAAGTGTGGGGATAACCAAAACACGATTCTTAACATCAAAGGATGCTGTTCTAACATTACGGTGTTCAACGGTTAGATTTTCGGTGGCCATCAGTTTGGCTAAGAGAGATTTTGAGTCAATTAATTCCATGCTAGTTCCTTAACAATATAATGTATTATAACATAGATGTTGTTAAATTGTCAAATTTTTGTTGCAATTGTGTCTTTTTTTGACAACACTAAGGATCCGTTCTCTGCGGATATTGTTATATCGTCTCCTTCTTTCCATCCGATTTCTTCCAACACTTCTGGAGGAATGGTGAAAAGAAAGTTATCCGGGTCTCCAGGAATATCCTGGAACAATTCTTCATAATTGTATACTTTATTCATAGTATTCCTTCATTTTTTTGTACCATTCTTGGTCGTCATCATGTCCGGTTTGTGCCGCCCACATTTTTATAACGTTTTCTAATCGTTGCCATGGTTCAAGACTATCACACACCAAGTCAGCTGGCACCATTTGTTCAGTATTTTGCGACATTTTTGTCTCCTAACTCACAAATTTGCGACATAATCGCTTTTTTAGCGTTTTTGCGGTCAAATTTTATTTCAATTCTGTGTTTTTGCACAGGCTTAATCGGCGTACGGCAAACCGGACGCTTCAATTCTACAATTAATTTTAAATTTTTCTTCATTTTATCGCCTCATACTTGAAATTTCTACAGCTTCTTCACTGTTAAACACAGGAACAGCATTTGATTTGTGCATTGTTGCAATTCCAATCACTTTTGTGCCTGTATAAACCTTTGGTGATGCTTTTGTAGCAGTTCCTAATCCTGTATCTAGTGACGGATAGTGTTTTGTTTCACGTCCGGCAGGTACCGATAAGGATTTTGAATATCCTGTCAGGGCATTACTTGGATTATGTATAATTTTTGTTATTGGTTTTTGGTGCGAAGCAATCCATTGCTCATATTGCTCTCGCACGGCTCGTGGAGCCTTTTTTTGCTTTGATTTCCTGATATTTGCATAAATCATCATAATAAACTCCAACAGAATTAGTATAATTATACTCTATTCTGTAGATAAAGTCAATAGCATTGTTGCAGGATTACAACACTCTATAAAATTAGTAACTTTTTCTTACTTTATGGCTTTTTTTGGTATTTTTACCATAATCACTGTCATAATCTTCATAATTATAATTTTTTATTTTTCTATTTTCGATTTTTTCATCACGGCGTCTACGTTTACTCGCAAACTCATAATCTTCATTGTAGTCGCTATTTTTGCGAAACTTACCAACAAATTTTGACACTTTGTTTTTCTCCTATCTTAAAACTTCAAAGTTAATTCCACGAATTCTAGTTTCGGGCATATCGTGCATATCTTCATCTGAGATATACGTTATATCTGACAAAGGATAACAACCTTTTACTAACCTAAGCAGATTACATACTGTGCCATCATCATCATTGAATTTAAATACTTCATCAACACATTTGAGGCTCTGAATAATTTCGTGTCTTTCTTTGTATGGTTGTACATAACCACCACGACATAAACTCATCCATATATTTGAATGTATACCAACAACCAACCAATGTCCTCTTGATTTACATTTTTGTAGAAATCGTAAATCTTTGACCGATAAAGGATCAAATTCACCAGAGGTAACAATGATTTTTTCTTTGTTCATGGAATAAGATTTGGAAAAGCTTCTTTGACAAATTTGTAATCAAGTCCTTTAACGCCCAAATCTTTTTGAAAAATACCCAATATAACTTCTGCTTCACGGGGTTCAATTGATTCTAAAATTTGTAGTAACAATTCTTGTCGTCTTTTCTCTGAAAGATGTTCAGCTGTAGGATCACCAACTCTAAACATATACAATCTACGTAATTGTGCGTTTAAACTATCATATGTTAAACCGGGTAACATATCGGTTGGAATTTTGTAAGATTCTGGTAATTCTTTTACTTTCCATTGAATTTGTGGATGATATGTTAATTGTAAAACTTTAGTAAGTGTATGAGACAAATTTTTACCAATCACATCCATTCGTTCTTTTTTACTTTTTGCTTCTTCAAACTCATCAAATATTTCATATAGGTTTTTCATTAGAATTCCTCAATAACTTCCATTAAGCCTTTAAGCTTGTTTGCAATCAAATAATCCAAAATCTTTCCTTTGGATGCTGGTTTTGTTTCTTCATAATTATTTATGATTTTGGTGCTGATATCATCTGGTATATGCCGAAGGTCAATAAGTGTTTGATTACGAGTAAAACCAATCTTTGCATTTTCATCTTCCCATTCACCATAGTGTTTTTCCATTAGTTTATCTAATTTACCTTTGGTGATTGGTGTTTGTCGCAAATCACGGACAAAGCAATCGGACGGAGATAGTACATTTGGAATACCATCACCTTTATCACCTTTAATAATCTTTTCTTTCAATTCATCTAATGGTTTTTCTGACACAACAAATTTCTTTTGTGCGGGATTGTATTGTTTTACATTGAATTTACTTCTACCATTATATTGTTGTAGTTGTAAGAAATCACCATCACTAGAGATAATTAAAATATCTTCACTCATAATGTGACGAGGAGTGAGTGTACCAATGATATCATCGGCTTCTGCACCTTCAACATCAATAACTTTGTAAGGGAAATTTTCTTTGAGTTCTACCTTAAACTTGGCAAGCATATCAAAGATAAGGTGCCAATCGAGGTCAGACTTTTCACGGGATTTTTTACGACCAGCTTTGTAGAAAGGAAAGAATTCCTTACGCCAGTATTTGCGGTTGTCAGAACATAGTACAACTTCACCATAATCCGCACGGAAGTTCTTTAGGTGAGTTCGGAGAATGTTTAGAATCATGTGACGGATTAGGTCTTCCTCTAACTTTACTCCTTTTTGGCCAGAGATTTGTGCCATAAGACCAGACAACAAAACTTGGTTAAGGTCAACGAGAATCATAATAAACTTTCAATAGTTTCAGTAACAATATTGTATCAGATTGTTTTGATTTTGTCAAGTGTATCCTTGACGAATTGATTTGATGTTGTGGTTTTTTTGGCAACAAAACCATAC